GCAGTTTCAACATCAATTTCCTTAGTTAACATATCAAAATAACTGACATTTATTACTGTATGTCTTGTTTTTAAACTTGATCCAGCATATAAAAACCCTTCTGCGGTGACATTAGCATTAGTAAAGATATATGAAGCCGATTTTGGTGCATCTTGAGATATAGCAATACCACCCGCAGAGTAAAATGGCATCACACGCATCACAGAACAAAGAGAATTTATAAGGTCATAAGCCTCTCGTTGCTGCGTTATGTTTACGTTGCAACTAAATCTTGGCTCAGTAGAGCCTGTACCACTTCCGTCATCTACTTGTGCTCCACAATATTCACTAACTGTTTTAAATGAAAATTTATCTAAATTACTTTCTGCAATACCACATCCCGCCCTAGTGTCTATAAGTAAATCGTAAAGAATCCAAGCAGGGTCTGTAGTCCATTCTTTATCAGCTTTAAAAGTTCCATTAAATGTACCAGCGTATGTAATTGCACCAGTTTGTAAGTCTACAGTTGCGTTATGCGGTATCTTGATCTTGCGGCCTCTAATTCTATATACCCTTAAAGGAACTCTAGGAAACTGTCTTGCACTAAATCTTAAAGCAACGTGAGCAGTATTAGGATAAGAACTCTGGTCGTAAATAATATTGGTTGCTTGTCTAAATTCAAAAGCATTAAGTAGTTTTGAGTCAGTGCTATCTGCTGTTACTCTTTCTACTCTTACAGCGACAGGAAAAGATGTTGTAGAGCTAAAATTTACTAAATAATCTCTAAAATAAGCACTTGATGATCTACCTTTTACAGTATCACTATGAACGGTAGTAGTAGTCCCATCATTTTCTATTGTTTTAATTAATAAATCAACACTTACACCAGTAATATCTCCATTGTCAAAAAACTGTTGCATTGAAGGGAATCTTAAAGTTACCCTTACGGCATCTATGTCGCTTGAATCAACAGTATGAGTTACAGGAGACGAAGTTGTTACAGTTTGCCCAAGAACAAATTCAGTCTCGACACTATTAATACCTTGTATAAAAGTTTGATTATCAGTACCAAGTCTAAAATCAAATCCGATATTTTCGTAATTAAATTCAGTATCTAATGGGGTTGTATTATCAGCAGCTTGTTGCAGTATTTGAGTATTATTTAAAAAAATATCTTTTTTAAAAGCATTGCCATAAGCAGTAGATGTTTTATCTGTAATGCCTGCTTTTGATGCTGTTGCACTACCCTCTATTTCTCCCTCCCCTAGCAATTCCACGATTGTATTATGTTGCTCACTAGATAAAGCATTTTTAGGTAGATTTAAACGATTTACGATTAAATTTAAAGCTGCGCCTAACATTATTAACCTCCTAAGTTACCTGTATCGTATCAACACCATTTGATACGACAATAGAACCAACCATAATTTCTCCATATACCAAATTAACAGGAACACCCGCATTACTTATATTTGTCAGCCCTGTAAAAGAATAATTTGCACCCAAAGCAGCAGGGTCTTGACTACTTAATCCTGATACAGAACTGGTACTTTGTTGTGGTGATAACAAGCTAGTAACCCCATTTATTAACATACTTGTTCCAATCGAAGTTAAAACAGAACCCGCAATAGCGGCAAAACTTCCCACCAATGCACCAGTAGCGATTGCTTTACCACCAAACAAAGCAGCAGCACCAAAAACTATTCCAAAGATATTTCCATGAACCAAAGGAATAATCCTAATATCTTCCTGAGTACTCATATTTAATAAATCTTCCGTTATAACTTTAGACCCGCATTGTATTGTGTAATGCTGTCTTGCCATATGCTTCTCAACACCATCAAAATTACATTTTAAAAAACTTATGGCCTCTTGTGGTGTATTTAAATCCACCTCAAATTCAGATTGACCTAAAAATTTTCTAAGTGTTCCGTAAACTTTTATTTTTTTAAGCATCTATTTTATTTGGTTCTAATACTGCTATTTTATCTGATTTTGGTGAAACAAGATAAAAAGTTAAATCAATAGCTTTGCAACTATACTTATCGCCTTCTGAAAACTCTAGTTCTCCTGTTGGATGACTATGTACAATACCAATAATTTCATCAACTAAATCTTCAATATCAGCCCAATCAAGAGGATTGATGACAAAACTTTCAGTTTTTAATTCTCTTGATATGTTTTTACAAGGATAATATTTTTCTTCACCATTTTTACTTGCCACAACTCCGCATGATTCCTCTGGATCACATTGTTTTGCATGATCTATTGCATTTTGTTTCCATGTATAATTCATAGTTAAATAAAAGTACCAACCCCTTTAAATTCTTCCCTTGTAACCTGTCTTTTAGGTAATTTTTTATTTGCCTGATCTAAAGGCCCTACAAGCTCAAACTGCACTATGTCTCTTGTTTCTGTAGTTTTTCTATCAATATGAAATATTTCTTGGGGTAATTCATTTGCTGAAGGTGTACCAAAAGGGTTGCTACTACTAGGAAAATTAACTGCATCAAGTTCACTTGCATGAGTTGTAATACGTGTTATTTTTGCTTCTGTCAAATCGTTTTGTGCTGTAGTTAAGTTAACAATTAGTAAAAAATCAGTCATAGTAATAACCTGACCACTTCTAGTAATACCACCTAAGTTTGCAATAGTAAGAGTTGGTCTTGGTATTTGCCCCTGACCACTAAACTCAGCACCTTCAAAAGAAATCGGTAAACGCTGATAACTATTTCCTTGCCACACTATTTCTGCATTTGAGTTCATACTAGAACCAGCATGAAATCTAAATGTAGTAGCAACACCTGATGGATTACCTGTCGCATAATGTAAACCCTCTACAAGTTCTAAAACAAATAGTTCTATTCTTGAACTTGGATTAAGTTTTTGTAATTCTGAAGTAGGTATTGCCATTATGGTTCTGCTACTTCCTCAAATGTTAAATTCATAGTAACTCTATTATTTAAGATTGCAGTTCTGCTTCTCCCTGTACAAATAAATTTAAGTGCTGAAGAATGATGTGGTGGTGTAAAATCAAAATTATCTTGGTCATCAAATCTTGCATCTAAAAAAGTGTCTATTGTTGTAGCATCTGTTGTTGTAACATTAAAAGTTAAATTAAGAGTTATTAATCTTTTATTTGCTGGCAAACCAGATACAAAACGCTGTTCATAACCATCACCTAATTTAATACGCAAACTTTCTTGTACAACAGTCTCTTGTGTTGAATATTGCGGAGTGATACTTGGAAAAGTAGCCATTATGCTAATAAACCTCCAGCACGTTTTTGCTTAATTAGTTCAGCTTGGATTGCACCAGCAAGTTGTTGGCCTAACTGATTACCATCAGCAGAGGAACCACTTACGGATGATCCAGATGCGTCAACACTAATAGAGATATTATTCACAACAGAATCACCCCCTCCACCGATTTGGCTATTTGGAATTATATTGCCACCTTTTGATCCCATTTGCAAAATTTCTGGGCCTCTCTCTCCAACAACAAAAGCACCGCCAGCCGATACTCTACCGCCTCTTTCTTTTCCAAATAATCCACCTAAGAAACTACCAAAGAGTCCGCCACCTCCGCCACCTCCGAGAGCTTTACCAATACCGCTAATTGCTTTGTTAAGTGCAATATCAAGTAATTTATTTTTTAAATTGTTTAATACACCTGATATTGCTTGCCCAAAAGTTTTACTACCATTTATAGCCTCTCTTAGACCACCAACCAAATCACTTCTTACAGACTCACCAATCCCTTTAAATGTTTCTTTAAGTTTTTCTGCCTCTTCTCTAGCTTGTTTTTCTGCTGGTGTTAGTTCATCAACTTTAGTTTTTATTAGTCCAGTAGCCTCAACAATTTTGTTTTTTGCATCAACTTGTTTGTTTACTTCATCTGTAATTTCTCTTTCTATTCCAGAAAACTCAATTAATCCTTCTTTCAAAAAATCTAAATCTTTACCAAGATTCTTAAATGGGTTTTGAAGATTCTTAAATGGGTTTTGTAATTTTCCTGTACTGAAATCAATTGTTGGTATTGCGAATTTAGCAGCCCCACCAAGTAATTTTTTTATAGGCTCTGGTATAGCATCAACAATATTTTGAAATACCTTAACTATAGGTGCTACTAAATCTGCAAATCTTTGTTTTATACCATCAGTTATTTGGACAAACTGTGCTTTTAAAATATTTAAACCATCATTAAAATTACTAAAAAATTCTCTCACAGAATTAAAAGAAATTTTTAATGCTTGACCTATAACTCCACCGATAACCCTACCTACAAAAATTATTTCGTCACCAAATTTTGTAACTTGTTCTTTTACATTTATCCAGCCTTGTTCTAGAGACATCAATGTCCCTACAGCATCAATTCCTATGTTTTGTGTAAAAACTTTTCCTATCTCTGAAACAACTCCTACAACCCCTCTGACAATATCTCCAACAAATTTAAAAGCAACTCCTAACGCCTCTACAGTGACAGCAGCTACTTTTAAAGTATCTCTTATTATTATTCCAAACTCTGAACCATCTGTGGTTAAGTTTGTAAATGCAGCCCCTATTCTTTTAAGCTGTCCCGATATTGTATTAGCTGCTGTGAAAGCGTCTTTTGCGGCTCTTCCTTGTGCATTTGCTTGGTTCTCTAAAGCTTCATTAAACTTAACTAATTCATCATTTAACAAAGGTTGTATTGCTGTAAGTGCCTCAACACTTCCAAACAATTGAGATAGATTATCTGCACTTGCTCCACCTTTTGCAACAATTTCTTCTAAAACTCCACTTAATCCTTTTGACTTTATGGCAGCCGCACTGAAATCAATCCCAAGTTTCTCTGCAACTTCAGAAGCTTGTTTTGTCGGTTTTTGTATCGAAGCAATAACCTGTCGTAGTCCAGCAAAGGTAGATTCAACAGGAACACCAGTTGCAGTGACAGCAGAAATCGCAGCATTTAATTCATCTATACCTACACCAGCACCAGCCGCTATTGGTGCAATACGACCTATTTGTTTTGCGTATTGGTCAACAACAATTTTACCATCAGCCTGTGTCTGAGCAAATCCATCAACTATCTTTCCAGCCTTATCTGCTTCTAAACCATAAGCATTTAAAACAGATGTTGTTGCATCAGTAACAGTCTGCAAATCAGAAAATCCACCAGTGGCACCTAGTTGTGCAGCTTTTAAAATTTCTGTAATCTCAGCAGTTTCAGCAAAACCAGCAGAGGCTAAATCATAAGATGATTCTAATAATTCAAGTTGTGAAGCTTGACCACTAAGCTCATTTGATAAAGTTGCAAGTTTTGGTGTAAGTGCATCTACATCAACTCCTAAAGTTCTCACTCTTGCAGTAGCAAAGTCTTGAGCTTGTAAATCTGTAAATATTTTTCCTAAAGCAGCAGCTATAGTTACAAACTTTGCAATAGGAGCTAAAGCTGTCATTAGGGCTGCTCCAGCAGTTCTAAAACTTACTGCCGCCCCTTTTGCTGCCGCCCCACTACCAAAAAACCCTTTAGAGAGCATTGGTAAAGCTTTATTTGCATCTTTAAGTTTGCTATTAGTTCCGTTTACAGTTTGATTAAATTTTTGTGCCTGAGTATTAACATTCTTTAACGCTGTAATCGCTTGGGTAGCACCAACTCTTAGTTCTACATTGGAAACTGCCACGACTAAACAATAACTCCTTTAACTATATCTTGATTTGCGCTTGATTGCATCTGCTTCTTTTTTTTCTCTATCATACTTTAATTCATAATAACCAGCAAAAAATACCAACTCTTCCTCAGTGAGTTGTTTTCTAAGTTCACTTACTGTCTTACCTAATTCTGTTGCAAGGAAAAACTCAAAATTTAACCAGTTGTCCCCCTTTAGGATTCCTTTGCGTTATCAATAGTTGCATTTTGATTTACACCAAATAAAAATAATTCAATCTCATTCAAAACACTTTCGGGCAATTCATTTTGCAAGTTAGCAAAATCTGCTGGGTGAAATGCCTTGGAACCATCTTCATTCTCTGCCAACTGACAAAGCATATGTGTTGAAACAACTAATGGATCATCACTACCAGCCCTTTGCGTTGCTCTGGCTCTGTCTGCCCTTGTAATAGCCTTGAAATATAAACTGCATACTGTTTTGCCGTCATCATCTTTAACGTCAAATTTTCGCCTTTTAGAAAGGTCAAATGATTCCTTTAAAAGGTCGAGGGTTTTCTTTTCTGCCATAAATTAAATGCGAAGTATTTTTAATTTACTATATGTCTGAAGTTATTGCACCAGTTGTTTGGAAAGATATGTTAATTAACTGAGTCTCTCCAAGTGTTGCACCATACTCAGCACTTGTAATGATTCCAGAAAAAGCTAACTTCTTAGAACTAGCTGAACTATCAGGGAACAGTTCAAACAATGCGTCACCAGCGTCACCTGTTGTTAATATGTCCTCAACAAATGATAAATAATCAGCGTTACCAGCATTGTCATAGATTAATTCTGCTGATCCTTCACCAGAAATAAGACCACCAATAAATGTCTTTGATGTATTACCTTGAACTGTAGTTTCTAAAGTATCCTTTGAAACTGATAATGACCATGATCTAGTTCCAGCAATATCGGCTTCAGTTCCAGCCGCATTATGAAACATGATCTTGCCTACATCACCTCTAATAGCTGCCATGACAAAAAAAAGAAAGATTTATAAATATATTAACTCTTTTCGGAAGTTTTTACATCTTTTTTAGGATTTTGTTGACTCTCCATATATCTTTTGCAATTAGGATCCCAGTATTGTGGATCTCTTACACCTTTGACAGCTTCGATAGCGTCTAACATTTCATCTGTAATAACAAGCTTGGGCATGATTAAAGATCCTCATAAATTGTAAATGTTACTCTGATTTGAGTTTGAAACTTTCCTTCTGGACTTGAGGTAAGAATCTCAGGGCCAATAGGTGCGTCAAAAATAACACTTGATACTGTAATTCTATTGTATAAGTCCCTAAGTCTTTTGCAAATTGTAAAGTTAGACCCTGCCCCAAGACCTTCCTCTGTAAATACATTTAATAAAACAAGACCATCAATCTGATTGTCAGAATCTGTTGTCCCACCTTGAGTAAGATAGGAGTTGTTTCCAAAGCTTGTAACACACTGAACAAAAGTATCTTCTGCTGTTGAATCAAAGGTCATGTTATTGAATACAACAGGTATTGCTGGGCTTGAAGCAAGCTCTGTGGCTAACCTAGCCTCTATTGTGGATCTAACTGTATTTAAATCTGTAGCAGCCACTATAACCTCCGTTTAATTCTTTCATATTCTTCATCTGCCCATTTTTGTAATTCTTTTCCAATAAGTTCTGGAAATCCAGCTTGTGTATTTTGTCTTGTCCTAAAAGTATTTTTCCAAGATGGGGGTAAGTTTTCACCATAACAAACTGGCTCTGCATAAGGTAAATTATTTGTAATTGTTCCTGTTGTTGGTTTTATATCTGTTTGCCATGAGTTCCGTAGCCTACCAGTATCAACTGGTGTAGCTTTCTTAACCCTTGATGTCCATTCCAAAGTAGTAGCTGCAACAAGAAATACAACGGCATCTTCCATGACATCTGGAATCTCAGTAATTGATATTTTTCTTGTCATGTTTACCTCAAAATAAGATCAAAACTTACTGGTGTATTATTCTGCTCATTTATAACAACTGAAATAATTTTAAATTCAACATTACTAATAACTACTCTGTCTTTTGTTGTAGGGACAAAGGTAAGATCACCAGCAGATATTGTAAGCAATTTATCCTGTGACTCAATTAAATCATTTACTTGATTTCTTGAAACATTGCTTAAAGCACCTTTAATAGTTGTATCAGATGTAGATTCTGTTATTGCTCCAGTAGTGGTGTTATATGCCCCTGCTGTTACTTGTCTGATAGTCACATCACCACCAAGCTTCTTAAGTGAAGCACTAGCAGCTTTTTTTAGTGCATTAGCAAGACTCATAATCTATAAGCTATTACTTGTCCACTTGCAAGAGTGATACTTGTTATGACTCCACAGACTTCAGATGATGCCTTCATTGTGATGCCGTTAATAGTTGCAGATCCATTCTCTGTAATATTCTCAGCTACAAAAGTTGCTTCTGCGTCTGTTAAACAATGCACCTTACCAAATCTGCCTGTATGGGCAGACGTATCGGTAATAATAATTGCTGCTGGATAATCGTAGCCGTAACCCATTTTTAAGACCTCTTGATTGATAAGTTTGCTCTTCCACCTATTCTAATACCCATTAAGTAGTGGTCAACGATTGGTGGAATACGATCAACCCCGACTGCTCCATAAAATCTTGGAGTTACATTTATATTACCAATACTTACAGCAGCAAAATCCTCTAAGCCGCTTAGTTCTAATCCGTTCCTGTTGTTGTTAAGATATACAGCCAAAATGACCTGTGCGTGTTTTACCCTGTCTGGGATTTCAGTATCAAGGTAATAATCAGCAACTAATCTATTTGGAAAGCTTAATCCATACAAGTTAGTGTATGTGTCAGGTTTCCTTACTCCTGATCTAGGCCACTCCAAAGCTTGAGTATCAGCTACCCTAGCTCCTAAAAACTTTTCCCTGTCTATTCTTTGGGCTGCTGTGAACAATGCACGATTTTTATTGTCATTGCTTGAGCCGTCCCATGCGGCAGTGTCATCACTGAGGACTAAACCTTCAATAAATGAGTTTGCATCAGAAAGACCTATATAAGTGTTTGCGTTTGCACCGCCAACAGTAGCATCAAGAGTTATCGCCATTGAGTTTTACCTTTTTGGGCTTAGATTTTGGTTTTGGCTTTTCTAGAGTTTGAGTGAGTGAAGCTGCCTTTTGAGCAGCCTCATTTCTCTCTCTCATACGCCTAAATGCGTACATTGCCATTAGCTTGATGCACCCTTGAGAGCAACAAAGTTAATAACGATTGCTTGGCTTAAGTTACCAGCAGAAACATTAGAAACTGTTACTCCAAAAGAACCACTAGCAATAGTATTAGCGTTCACAAGATATGAACCAGCAGTACCCGCAGAACCATGACAAGCCACAACAACGTCTGTTGCTGCAATCTTGCTGTTAGTTACTGTGAAAGTTACTTCTGTGCCAGCGTCAAGCTGTGCATTGTTCATTGTGATTTGTCCAGACTCTGTGTTGAGTGTGACCCCAGTAGATTTGGAACTGGCTTGAGTAACAGTTCCTCCTGTTGTTGGGCCTACTAAAGACCCAGCAGTTACTTCAAATAATGATGGCATGATTAATCCTGATTAGATACGTTAGTAGCTCTAACAATACCGATATTCTTTGTTTCATAGACTTTCGACCAAGAGCCTACAGTTTCGAGAACGCTGCGATTGGGATTTACTGTCGATACTGCATATTTCAACCCAACTGGGTGATAGATGTAGTGGAGATCCACAGCCATAGCTTCTTCTAAAGCTAAGATGTCTCTATCTGTTTGTGTTCTGATTGGTGCTTGCTCACCTGTAACAACTGCCCCTTGAGTAAAGAAGAATGTTGAATACTCAGTAGAAGAACCAGATCCTGTTGTAGGAATATCATCAGAAACAATTACATTTAACCCCATAAAGCTGTTTACAGCAGTTGGGCCATCAAATGCTCTTGATGTGCTACCACTTGTAGCATCTCCGTCAGGTGCGCCAGTATTGTCATAAATGCGGTCTATAGCATTTCTTTCAACTAGGTCATAGAAAACCTTTGAGTGCATTGCAATCGCTGTCAACTTACCACCCTGATCGCCTAATAAAGCTTGTGCTTTAGCAACGTGTCTTGGACTTAAAGTTGTTGGGCTATCACCAGATTCAGAATCAATACAAAGATCAAATAATGCTGAACTACTTGAGTTTGCATTGATAGATCCAAATGCACCAGTTAAGCAAGAATATAAATCCTTTTGCTTTTGGTTGTTTACATAAGCAGCCATCTTCTGAGCAATAGCAGCCATAGGATCAACGCCACCACCAACTGCAAGAGCCGCTAAGTCTCTTGAACTGAAAGCACGACCTCTATGAAGAACAGCAGCAATTTGGTTATCTGCTGTGATCTTTGCTGGAGTCAATGATGTTGAGTCTGTTAGAACTTCAAAATCGCCTGTTAAATTAGCTTTGTAAAAAGGTATCTTTACAAAATCTCCGCCTCTTTCTGCGGATAGATTTAATTCTGCCAAAGGTTGCACTACACCACTTTGTAAGAAGCTATCAGTTTGAGTTGTTGCTTCAATTAAGT